CTTGGTATTCATTAAATTACGAACCTTACTACCAAACCTAGATGATAATTCTGCGTTGTGTGAAACTTGCATAATTTTCATCTTAGGAAACTTCCCTATCATCCAAGCAGGAAATAAGTAAGAAGCAAATTCTGATTTAGTATGTCTAGGAGGCATATTTATAATGAGCCTCTTTTCTTTGTTAGCAGCTATATCCTCAAAAGCATGTGCAATAATTTGGTGGTGTCCATATTTTTTTGGATTATCTGTTTTTCTATAAATAAAATCTTCCCAAACTGTTTGGGCAAATATTAAAAAATTATCTTGAACTAATTTAATCCATTCTAATTGTTTTTTAAAAATTATATTTTTTAATTCTTCATCTGATAATCGATCTATATCCATAATTTTATATACCCCCGGGGGCTAGGGACTCCAAAAAAAAACAAAGACCCCCTTTGCAGTAATACATTCATACCGTTTGCATAGCTAGTATATTTATTTATCAAGCTTTATAAACCCCGTTGCCCACAAAATCTAGGGGTATAAACGCAATTAAAATACAACATCTTGTGGTTTTCTGTTTAGAAACTCGTGTGAGCCTTCTATACGCTGGTGATTTACAGGTGGTGCTGGTGAACTTTGATGGAAGGTCGTAGCCCATAAGGGCTACGACTACTGCGTGATTATTGTTGTAGTTGTTGTATTAGACTACTGAACTTGTCTAATATCTTTTGTTTAAACTCATCAACTACTTCATTACCTTGATTTTCTAATATGTGTTTCTCTACTTCGCCTTGTAGTAATTGAAACATTATTTCATAGTTGAGTTGTTTCTTGCCATTGACCTCAATGTGCATATCGGACATTGCAGTCGGTTGATTATCATTAACACGTTCTGCTAATGTTTTGGCAATAGTGATAAGACTATTTGTCATTATTCTCTCCTATCGCTTTATATTCACAATACTCCATTTCGGTTGTGAACTGATTGTATAAATCATTATGAGCAATTTTAAAGTTTGCTGTTTCAAACTTTCGTCTCTTACGATTTATTTTCTGCAAACCAAAGCTATTGCCATTCTCATCTTGAACAATAATTAGGTTTTGTTTTGTTCTATCAAAGCAATCAACTATGTTTTGTTTCATAGTGTCTAACTCTTTAGCAAGTCTGTTAGACTTTAGCTTTAATTGAACGTATGCAAGAATTACTTTTTTTTCATCTTGCTTTAGTTTTCTTATTGCATTTGTCATTTATTACTCCTTTTTTTAGTTTTGACTTGAACAACTTATCAAATCCCATGAGTAATACAACAATTAAATTGCCTACTAACATATTTATTTTACTTGCTAATTATAATCATTCTAAAGTGTTTAAATGTCTATCAACTGTTTCTGCAACCTCGTTGGGAAGTGCCACCAAGTTCTCGGTTGTGCCGTCCTCGTATTCAATATTAATTGACCACGAGATTATTTTTTTACGAGGCGAGGGCGAGGCTTTAGCCTCGCCAATCATATTAGATAAATCTAACATATCTGAAAGCCACCACACTCGTTAAGAAATCTTACAAACCTCTTAACATTGTCTTCGCTAAATGGGTAGCTATCGTCCCAAGTTCTAGTCTTGTAAAGTGCGTCCCATTTCGTTTTAACTTCGGCAGGGTAATCTATCGGTGCAGTGTCATCATCTATTCCTGCGTCTGCCACGAGTTTATCCATTTCGTCTTGTACTTTCTTATTCCATTGTTCCGACACACGAGCTCTATCTTTATTTTCTTTTTCTCTCTGCAAACATTCGCCACTTGATACTGCTAACTGCAATTCATCACGTATCTCTAGTGCCTCTTGTTCACTCCATTCCATACCACTGTTGTCCTGCAATGCGTCTGCGTGTTGTTCAGTGAACCATTCTTTGTTATTTATCTTATCGTGTATTAACGAGGCGAGTGGTCTCCACCACCACACATTTGCTCGGTAATATATGCCTGCATTTATTTCTTCGTACTTTTCCTTTTGTTCAAAGTAATCCTCTATCTCTTTCTTTGTTGGTTGAGGTTGTTTATTAGTGAACATATTAGTTGGTCTTTTAGGTTCTTCCCCAATTATCTTTGGGTTCATGCCATACACGTCCATTCCCATATTTTCTCCTTTGTTAAAGTTTTACTTCTCTTATCAAATCCCACTATATAGTGCAACAATTATCTTTTAGAATTATTCTAAAGTAGAAATCCACATCTCTTACCACCAGCAGTGCCGTAGCTGGGTTTCTTTCCAGGAGGTCACGCACCAGCTTCTTAGAGAAACGAGACGACATCAAATGATTCCTGCTAACGAGAGGATAGCCAGTCCTGTTACCACCAGCGTCCCTGATGGCCACATCAGTAAAGCAAATACCCACGCACCGACTATGAGCGACACGAGCTCTGTTCCTGCTGCACCAGCTCCTGGGCAGTCACCTCAAGGGCCCACCAGACTAAATCATTCGTGAGCTGACGTAACGAGCCCGGATCTTTCGAGGTATGACTGAGCATGTCTCCAGTGTTCAGGCCGGCATCATCCGCGTGATCCCGTAGCAGCTGCCAGATCTCACCTTCATGTTGATCATGAAAGGCTTCAGTCTCTGAGTAATAAGTGACACCGGAAACGCCTCCGCTGCAGCCGTGTTTTGCAATGTCCTCTATGAGGCCGATGTCCTGTGCTTGGTATTCTTTTAGACATTCCTTCAGGGATGGCATCAGCCACCAACTTTTCATTTCTTGTGCTTTGATCATTGTGTATCTCCTTTTATGTTTGTGGTATACATAAGACCAGATGGGATATATGTCAATCTTTTATTTTTTTTAATTTCTCTTCTATCTGTAGCAGCAGGTCAGCTGAGTCTGCACGCAGGTTAGCCTCTTTCTTTTCGTAATCAGGTTTGGGTTCTTCAACATTGTCTACGAGCCAATTCGTAATGAATTGTACCAGCGTGGTGAGCTGAAGGTTCTGCTTCTGCAGCCCCCGTAGTCTAGTTTCGTAGGTACGAGCTTTGTTCTGATCCTGAACGAGACGTATAGCTTCATTTATTTCAGTCATTGTTTCTCCTTTTCCCAACAATACGACATCGTGGGATATCTGTCAAGCCTCAAATCCTGAGCTCTGCCTGGCGTCCCCTGCTGGTACTAACTAAATAGGGAAAAAAGAACCAGCAACGAGAACGAGAACGAGAGCTTCCTGCTGATCCAGCACGGCTGATGCTGCAGGGTGCTCTTTCCGGTGTTCATTGTAAACAAGAAACGAGGAATTGCAACGAGAAACGACACGAGCTTCACGGAGAACGCTGCTGGGCAGGTGCTAAGAGCTCTGCCTGGATAGCGGGCCATTGTCCTGTAAGCGAGAAACGAGAACGAGGCTTCAGTAAACGAGGATCCGTGAAAACGGACACTGGTTCATACAGTTTGAGGACTCCCTCCGAGAGGGCCTCAACCAAGATAAATACTTTTCCACCCGCCTTGATATATTTATTGATCCAAACAATTTGCCACTTATTAAGCTTAGGATAACTGACATAATCTGATTTTAATTCTATCCAAAATACACTGTTGTTAGATACTGCGTGTACATCAGGAATACCATTGATTGTGCTAGATTCTATGCGAGTAAAAAAGATTTCAGGACAACCTTTTTTTAGTTTTTGCCACAACAAACTCTCACGATTTTTAGCTGCCATATCAAGTCAAGACTATGTTAATATTTGTTCTAAATGGCATATCTGTCTGAGTCACAGGTCTATGCTTTACAGTGCCATCAAATAAGATCAAACTGTTCTCAACTGACTCTACCCGTTCACCAGCAGGAGAGTATTCTAAATACCCATTACAAGTATTTAATTGATAGATTGCAACGAGATGAGAGTAGTCTTCATCAGTGTGATAATCAAACTTAATTGGTTCCTTATCTCTGTAATAGTTATTAATCCAAATTCTTTTGTATGTATTAAAATTTAATTTACCCAACAAAGGCATCATAATTTCATGAAAGAATGGTGAATAGAATCTTTGTGGATGTTCAGTAAATAAATAATGCTGTTGTTTCCAAACCTGACTTGCTTCTATCTTGTCATCATTAACAATTTTATTATCATTACCAAGCTCAAGGCATT